CCTACACTAATGAAGACAACTTATAATAGATAATAATTAAATATACATAAGATATTCATAAAATAGATAGTATTGGTGAGAGGTGTATCTTATGGACTTTAACGGTTTAAAAAATGTTACACCTATCTTCCAAACACTTTTAAATAATGCTAAGAGTGGTATTCCTAAGAAAATTCAAGTTTTCATAGGAATACTTGCTCTTATATGGTTATTACCTATTGTATTAGATATAGTGTTTGTTGTTTTAGGTGTATTTTATGACTATAAGCCAGATATGATATTAAAATTTTTACCGAGGCTAGAACAGTTAATTAGTATACTCACAGGTGTTTCTGCTGTTGCGTGTTTAATGGCTATTATTGGTTTATTTACGGATTCAGATGGCGATGGTGTACCTGATTCTGTAGATAAGGATAATAAAACACCAGTAACAAATAATAGTATTCAAGTCAATGTAGGTTCTGATGGGAGTAAATCTCCTAAGTTACCATTACACATTGATAAATAATTTGTTTTGGTAGGTATTGTTTAGTATGAGTGTGTTTTATAGGAGATTTTGTATGATAGGTGACCTTAGTAAAGAGTATGAATCTAATGGTGATATTGGTGCTATCTCTACAGGTGAGGGAGATTATGGTGGTAAATCATATGGAATGTATCAATTAGCTAGTAACGTAGGTTCGGTTGATGATTTTATTGCATGGGGATTGAATTCTGAATATAGTTGGATTGTAGAAGAGTTAGATAAATATGAAATTGGTTCATATGACTTCGACAACGCATGGACGTATTTTGCTAATAATGACTATGAGAATTTCTACAACATGCAACATTCTTATGCTATTCATAAGTATTATGATGTATCTGTTGAGTTGTTAAGGGAACATTTGTTTAACATTGAAAATCATAGTGAGACTATGAAAGATGTAATTTTCTCTAGGGCAATTCAATATGGTACGGGTAATATTGTAGAGATGTTTGAAGATGCTTTAGTAATTATGGGTGAGAAATTGAATCTTGATTTACAAAATCTTTCTTATGTAGATGAGAAACGATTTGATTACGATTTAATCACTTCTATCTATGATGTGTGTATGACTACAGAGTGGAATAATTCTTCTCTAAGGGAAAACTTAAATCATAGGTTTAGGGAAGAAAAAGCTAAGGCTATTCAAATGTTGTCTGATGAGTTAGGAATCTAGGTGATTCATATGGGTTTTATTGATAAGTTAATAGAATGTATTAGAGTTTTATTCTTAGGTAAGAGTATTGATAGTGTTGTTACTTCTACACAAGACAAAGTAGTAGATACAGTTAATAATACTGTTGATGAAGTTTCTTCTAAGGTAGATACAAAAGTTGATGATATCACTGATAAAGTAGATAACATTACTGATACAGTAGATGATAAAATTGACGATGTATCTAATAAAGTTGAAGATATTGTTGAGAACTCTAAAAAATTAGGTATTAACATACGAAAAAAATAGTGTATAATAAGAGTGTATCTTTCTATGGTACACTCTTATTTTTATGTTTAAATGGAGATGCTTGCTAAACATTGGTGTACTTAGTTGGACGAGAATCTTTTCAAAAAATATCACAAATATAATTGATATTTATATAATTTTCTAGTACAATTAAGGTAATTATTTATCTTATTAGTACAGAAAAGAGGTGAGATATCTTGAATAAGAGTTTTAAAGTTAGGATATATCCAAACAAAGAGCAACAAATTCTATTAGAAAAGACATTTGGTGCGAATCGATTTGTTTATAATTACTTTCTCAACTTAAAAAGTAAGTTGTACGAGTTTTATAAAATAAATTTGAGTTATAATAATTCTTCTAAGATTATGACAGAATTAAAGAAACAAAAGTCTTGGCTTAAAGAGGTTGATAGTGTTTCTTTACAGCAGAGTCTTAGGGATTTAGATAGTGCATATCAAAACTTCTTTAGTGGGAAAAGTAAATATCCTAAGTTTAAACAGAAAGATGGTAAAAACTCTTATCGTACTAATTCTAATATTAAAATTAGTAATCGATATATAACAGTTCCTAAGTTGGGTATGTTGCGTTTTAGAGATAATTATAATCTAGAGGATAAAAACATTCTCAAAATTTATAATGTAACAATCTCTAAGACATCTAGTGGAAAATATTATGCTAGTATTTCATCCGAGGTTTATATTCCGTGTTTTGAGAAAACCAATCAAAATGTAGGTATAGACTTGGGATTAAAAGATTTTGCGATTTTCAGTAATGGTAAAAAGATAGATAATCCTAGGATATTAGAACATCTTGAAGTTAAGTATAGAAGATTATCTAAATCACTTTCTAGAAAAGTTAAAGGTTCAGCTAATTATAGAAAATCTAGAATTAAGTTAGCAAGGTTTCATGAGAAAATTGTTAATATTCGTAAAGATTTTCTACATAAGTTATCTACAAGTATAGTTAAGTCTTATGATATTATATGTATAGAGAATCTTAATATTAGTGGCTTAATGAAAAATCATAAATTAGCAAAATCATTTCAAGACGTATCATTGTATGAGTTTATAAGACAGTTAGAATATAAAGCTAAGTGGTATGGCAAAACATTGTCTAAAATAGATAGGTTTTATCCGTCATCACAGTTATGTTCTAGCTGTGGTCATAAGAACAAAGAAGTTAAAAATCTCAATATACGTGAATGGGCTTGTCCTAGGTGTGGTACACATCATGATAGAGATGTTAATTCTGCAATAAATATTCTACATGAGGGATTAAGACTCTTAGAGAGTATGTAAATATGTAATTATAACCGTGGGACACATGGGGATAGTCTACTGTCTGGATGTAAGACTCTTTTGGTGAGATATTAAAAGAGCAAACCATTGGGTAGGAACCTCTTGAATTTAATTCATAGGAGGATGTCGTGGGATTATTTGATGTTGATGGGATTGGGTTTAAAAACAAAGAAAAAGCTAAAAATAAGAACTCTTTTGATATGGGAGTAGATATATCAAAAGTTGATAATAGTTTAGTTACTACAACAAAGGGTAAAGATAGTAGTGATTTTGACAAAACATTGGTTGGTGAGATAAATCCTTTGGTTAAGGTTGATGTTATCAATCATTATTTTAAATTAAGTGACTTATTAAGGGAGTATGGGTGCTATATTGATGGTTCTACTATGTATTGTCCTTTTCATGATGATGATATCACAGGTAAACCATCTGCTAAATATCATTCAGATACAGACTTGTTGTATTGTTTTTCTGAGAATAAAGTATACAGTTCCTATCATGCCTTGAAGATTCTATTTGGCAAAGATGTAAATCTAATCTTTAAGAAGATATGGTCTACTTTATCTAAAGAAGAGAGATTATCATATATTGGTAAACATGATGAAAAGGTTAAAGATGTTGTAGTAGAAGATACAGGGTGGGAGTATTATAATAAAAATGTATTATCTACTTTTAAGGTTGGTAAGGTATCATATGAGCAATATAAAAATGCTTTATATAAGGTCTTATCATTAATTCAAGAATAAAATAGTATGAATTTTAAGTAAATTATAGTTGTAAAGTTACTTAAAATTAAGTATAATGGATATTGTAGAAAATGTTACTACAATATCTATTTTTTATTTAAAAGAGGAGAATATGCTATGGCTAAGATTACAGCTATTCGTTTACCTAATGGTAAGGTTAAGATTACTAATTCAGATATTAGTAGTATTATTGGTGAAGAGTTCAATTCATCTGATGACTTCTTCAATAAATACAAAACAATTAATGAATCTACAGGTGTAGAGAATGATTGTGTACTTCTAGAGTCAATCAATGGCTAAGAATGTTCCTATTATAGGAAATGGACTTGCAGTAATACCATTACATACTAGGGGTACAAGTAAGAAGAAAAATAAAAGAGTTGCTGATTATTTAACTAGAAGTACTTTCTTAAAGTTATTGGTAGAATATTCTGATATAGAGAAGATGGATATCGTATATTTAACTGGAATGGGTATTATGTATCAAGATGATATATTAGATGGTTCAGTTACTTTAAGGGATATTATACAAAACACTAGTTGGTGTAATATAGTTGCTGAGGAACTGTATCGTTTGTGCCTATCATTAGGTACAAATAAGATAGTTCTTCTAGCTAGAAGCGATAGATTTTTAAAGCTTGCTAAGACTCTTAGGTCTAGAGGTGTTATAGTTGAAAATCCTATAATGGGTGTATTATCGGAGAGGTATGCAATTAAGATACTATTCTCTAAGACTAAGTTATGGATTAATACGAGGGGTGACTTTTCAAAATGAGTAAAGAGTTACCTTCATTTTTACAGAATTTAACATGTGATATTACTGATTGTGTGTTTACATTAAAATTGGTAGGTAGTACATTTCAATATAATGCACAAGAAGTGTTACAGGCTATACTAGATAATAATATGGCTAATAGGGTTATATTAGAATTAGTACGTGAGCCTGAAAATATTCATGATAAACATGCTGTAAAAGTTATGCTGTCTGTTGATGGTTATAGTGGTACATACCATGTAGGATATGTATCAAGAGATATAAGTGAGACAATTAGTTTTCTTCTACAAGATGACGACTTGTGTGTGCATATATCAGATGTATTCATGAGTGGTGGTGGGTTAGATTACTATGTAGGTCTTATGTTTAATTGTAGATTTAAAAGAAAGGAATAAAATCTATCTATGGCTAATGAGAAAGCTAAGAGTGATTATAAACATTGGGTAGGTGCTGTTCCTAAGATAGAGAACTGGTATAAGAATTTTAACTTTGTATTAGTTGAAAGTATGGAAGACTTAGAGAGTATCTTTAAAGATAAAAAAGACTACTATATGGCTTTCGATACAGAGACTACAGGTTTAGATTTTGAAGAGATTGACTTGGTAGGCTACTCTTTTTGTTTAGATGGTAAAACGGCATATTATGTGCCTGTATATCATTTTCAGTATGGGGGTAATTTAGGTGAGGAATCTGTAAAATTCATCTATGAGCGTATGTGTGAAGCTAAGAAGGTATTCATGTATAATATGCGTTATGATGCACGGATTATGGAATACTATGGGTATAAAGAGAATAAAGCTGATTTAGATAAAAGACGTTGGATGTATGCTAAGTTTGATATGTCTAAAGTTGATTATTATGATGTTTCTGTTCCTGTGTGGTTAGCAGATACTAATCAGAAATATCCTAGTCTTAAATGGTCTAGTTTACATTTTTTGGGAATCGAGCAATTACATTTTGATGAAGTAATTGAAAATGCTGGTTCATTCTTTTACCTAAACCCATCTGAAAATCAAGATACAGTATTTTATGCTGCCGCTGATGCGTTGTGTACATTTTTACTTGCAACTGCTACAGTTAAGTATTTTACAGAGGCTAAACATTCTGCTAAATTCGATAATTTGATGTTATATCCTTTATTACATTATGAGAATGAGAGGATTTGGTTGGATGGTGATGTACTTAAAAATCTTTACATTATAGCTACTGATAGAGTAGATAAAATGGAGAGAGACGTGTACGCTATGATAGGTGGGCAGATTAATCTAAATTCACCTGTACAAGTTGCACAAGCTTTTGAGAGGTTGGGAATTGATACTGGTGAGCGTACTTCTAAGGGTACTATGTCAGTTGGTATTAAAATATTGGCAGATTTACCTAAAGAGTATGTAGAAAAGTTCCCTGCTTTGAAGTCGTATATCAACTATAAGAAAACAGCTAAATTAATATCTTCATATATTAAACCTTTGTTGAAAGAGTATGAACGTAGGGGTTATTGTAGGTTCGCTTATAAAACTACTGAAGTACCAACTGGAAGGCTTGCTTGTGGTAAGGATGGGAAGAATTCTTTCTTTAGTCCCATTAACGCACAATGCGTAGTTGGTTCATCTGAATTGTTTACTGATAGAGGTGTTAAGACCATTAAGGACATTTCAGTTGGTGATAACGTTTGGGATGGTGAGTCTTTTAGAAAAGTTCTCAATACTTATAATAATGGTATTCAAGATGTTTATAAAGTTACTTTGTGTGATGGTAAGACTTTGATTTGTACTGATAAGCATCAACTATATAGTAGTGTAGTTTTTTCTGCTTTTAGAGAACTTAAAGACTTGAATGTTGGTGATTCCGTAGCTATAAATATTAATTCTGTTGATATTGGTTTTAGTAGTAATAGTCTCAATACTCGTAACTCACTTGATTTTGACAATGTAGTTGGTTGGGTTAAGATAAAGTCAATAGAATATGTTGGTAGAAAAGAAGTTTACGATATACATGTAGATGTAACTCATCGATATTGTGTGAATGGTTTTATTACACATAACTCATTACCCAAGCCACATGTAAAGATGGAAGACGTATTTGACTTAGGTGATAGAAATTTATTTTCTAATAAAGATAATATCATCATGGGGTATAAGTTTGTGTATTCTTCTTATGATGAGGAAGGAAAACATATTATACCTGATGACCCAGCATATATTGGTTGGGTAGAGGGTATGGATGATGACTTAAATATACGGATGGCTATTTCTCCTAAAATGTTAGAAGATAGCAATGATGATGAATTCTTATATACCAGTTTTGACTATGCCGCCGAGGAGTTACGTATTGCCGCTAATTTAAGCCGTGAGCCTAATTGGGTTGATGCTTTTGTACATGGGGATGACATTCATAAGAGGTGTTATTCTTTAGATACTGAGTTTTTAACAAGAGATGGTTGGAAAACTTATGAGCATATTGGTATTGATACTGAGATTGCACAATATAATGAAGATACTAAAGAATTAGAGTTTGTTAAAGCTGGTCATGCATATTTCAATGAAACAGATACAATGTATCATTTTGTTGGTAATAATACTGATTTATTAGTTACACCTAATCATCGTATGTATGATAAAGGTAGGGATAATTGGTATATTAAACGTGCAGATGAGTTATATAAGAAACATTCCTATCGTACAATCTGTAGTCCTGTATCTACTAAAGTATTTAGAAGTTCAGATGATATTGTAGATAGTGGAGTTATTCATATAGGTAGTACATATCATAAAGAGGGGTATGATATTTCAGTTGATGATTTTGTAGAGCTTCTTGGGTATGTTATTACTGATGGTGGTACATGTTTACGTAGTAATGGTTCTAAGACTGTGTACTTTTCTCAGTCAGAGGCAAAACCAGAAGTATTGTCTAAGATGCAAAAACTTAATGCTAGATTAGGAAATCTTTTTGATGAAAAAGTCACTATTTGTAAAGGTAAAGAAATTAATATTTGTGGTAAGACTTCTACATTAAATGGTGATTTTCATGTCTTTTCTGTTACAAGTTCATCTTTATTTGATACTATTGTTAGCTATATAGGTGGTAATCTTAAAAAAGATAGGGTTTTGTCTGATAAGATGTTACATTTTAGTGATAGATTATTAGAAAAATTCTTCTTAGCTATGTATGATGGTGATGGTTTACATGATAACAGAAAGGGTAGAGAGAACTCTAAAACCATTTTAGTACAGTCTAAAAAACTAGTAGAGCAGTTACAGTTAATTCTTATTAATTTAGGGTACTCAACTAATATTAAAGATGTTTCTCATAGATATAATGTTTCTTTGTACAAACTTAACTGTGTTAGTGGTAAGAGAGATGTTAGGGGTTCAAATAAGAATACTAAAATTATTAAGTATGATGAACCTGTTAAATCCGTGTGTTTTGCAGTACCTAGTACATTATTATTTGTACGTAGGAATGGTAAGACATCAGTATGTGGTAATACTGCTGTAGCTATCTGGGGTGAGGAGCATTATAATAGGGATTATCGTAAGATGGCAAAGTACGCCAATTTCTCTATTTTGTATGGTGCTAGTTCTCATTCACTATATGCAGATAGTAGGTATGGATTTAAGTCTTTACAGGAGGCAGAAGATTTTTACAATAAGTATAAGAAAGCGTTACCTACATTATTCCAATGGCAAGATAGGTTAATCTATAGTGCTAGACGTAAAGGTATGTTACAGACATTCTTTGGTAGACCACGTAGGTTACGTTCTTATTATGAGAATAAACAGATAGGTTTTGCTAATCGTAGTGCTGGTAACACAAGTGTACAGGGTGTTGCTGGTGATATTCTTAAAATGGTAATGATTAAGTTGTGGAAAGCATTATTTAATAATGAAGAATTCAAGGACGATGTTGCTTGGAGGGTTGCTATCCATGATGAGATTGGTTATACAGTACGTGCTACTAAGTTAATGCGTATATTAAAGATTATCAAAGAAACACAATCTGTTAAGTTGCCTGAGTGGCCAGTAGAGATTATTACTGACCCATCTGTTGGTTGGTCTATGGGTAGAGTATATGATTTTCATATGGTTGAGGATGATTCTGAGTTAGGGTATCATTTTGAGCCCGATTTAGCATAGGGGATTATTATGGAAGAGTTTATTTTTGATAGCTTAACTCTTGATGACTTAGTTAAGTATGTAGATACATCAAAAGTATTTAATATTACTAAGGGTGAATTTAATCAAGTTAAAGTGTATTTAGCAAGTTATGAAGATGAAAAGTTAGGTAGTGCGGTTGAGCGTTTAGATGTTGCTTATCACATTGGTAGTAAGTGGTCTTTGGTAGACATGAATAAAGTCGATGGCTTTAACGAAGTACCGTTGAGTTGGTTATTATCTGATGTGGGTGATATCGATGATTGTTTAGTTATTTTACGTAGAATGTCTAATATGGTCTTAGATAAGAATAATTCTAGTTTATCTACATATATTTATCATATCGTAGATGATAAATATGAGTTCATCACTTCTAATGCATTAATGAATGGTAAATTAGCTAGATATGGTATCATGTTAGATGGTTCTGTTGATGATATTTTAGAAAATATTAATACTAGGGTTGATAATGATTACGATAAGAATTCATTAATTTCCTTTATTAAGAGTGGTGTTGCTAATGAGTGATATGTTAGAGTTGGTTCAGTTGGGTAAAAATGTACGATACATTAGGGTTAATGTGTTAGAAACAACAATATCTGAATTCTCTAATTTAACTGGTATTAGTCGAGATGTAGTGTGTAGGATTGAAGATTTAAGGATGGGTAAGGGTTCAAAAACTTGCCCATCTGTATCTACCATTTTAAAACTATGTAAATCTCTAAATATTGAGATTGGTGATATTATGGGTAATGATATATCTTCTAATGAGGATGCTTTACTTAATTTAAAGGGGGTTGTTTCTTATGGCAATTAGTGTTGGTAGAACTTTAAATGAGTTAAGGCAGATGTCCTTTGATTGTGGTATTACTATTCCTATTAGAGAAGATGGTAAGTCTTTAAAGAAAGAGGATTATATCAAACCAATTAGAGAACATAATCTTTCTATCAGATATGGTTCTGTTGATAATACACCTGAGCATTTAAAGTTGATGTTGCAGTTGAAATCACCTATGTTGGCTGGTAGGATTGACTCATTCAAGGAAGAACAGCAACAAGAGGTATGGAATTCAGATAATTGGTCAATGGAACAGAAATTAAATGGAGTTAGATGCTTTATTATTAATGATGGTTCAGGTATTCACTTATATAGTAGACATAATAGTGATATTGACTTGCTCCCTATAGAGTTTACAGAAAAAGTTAAATTACCTAAAGATTTCTCATACAATATGTTAGATAGGACGTTTATTTTAGATTGTGAGTTAACGTCTGATAATCCTAATATATGTACTGTATTAGATGGTTATGGTGTAGATACTAGTTCTCAGTTGCAAGCTGTTACATCTATTTTAGGTTCTAATACTGATAGAGCATTAGATATTCAAGATTTTAACGATTTAGATTTAGTATTCAATGCATTTGATTGTATATACTGTGATGGTAGTTGGATAATGGATACTCCTTTATGTGAGCGTAGGGAATATTTATCAAACATTATCAATATGCTGGTAGATGCTAATTTTAATGTTAGACCTGTTAAATATGTAGTTGAAAATAAGAAAGAGTTTTATAAGCATTTAATTAGTCTTGGTTTAGAGGGTACTGTAGCTAAACGTCTAGATGGTGTATACGTACCTGATACAACTAGAAATTTTAAAGGTTGGGTAAAGTGTAAGAGGTCTTTGTCTGATTCATTAAGTGCATTTAACTCACAATCATCTTTAAGTGCTTTTGATACATTAGATGATGTAAGTGGTGATATAACTTTCTCATTCGGTGATACTATTGATGCTTTTATTACAGGCTATGAGTTGGGTAATAAAGGTTCTGCATTTGAAAACATGATTGGTTCTATATGTGTTTCTGTGTATGTTGAAAAAGAAGATGGTACACAGGAAGTTAGAGAGATTGGTAAGTTTAGTGGTTTCAATCTTGATATGCGTAAGAATATGGGAATGGTTATTAATGGTAGGACAGTACTTAAACCAGAATACTATGGTAAAGTTGTAGAGATTGATGGGCAACAAATTACTAAAAATGGTAGGTTCGCACATTGTGTATTTATTGGTTTTAGGTATGATAAGCTAAAGGATGCTTGTATTCTTAAAGAGGAATTCTTAAAATCACAACTACTATAATTTTTACTTGATTTTAAGTAAAGATAGTGTTAAAATTTTATTATCTAATGTTTTGAGGTGTGTTATATGAATTACAATAAATTAGATATGGATGTGTTCATAGAAAAACTCTTAGAACATGTAGAGATGTGTCCTTGTCTTTTGATAGGTAAGTATGTTACTGAGTTTAAAAAGGTATATAAAGATACAATAGAGCGTGTGTATACATTAGATGATGTAAGGAATTTAATAGATTCATATGATGGCATTTCTAGTGTAAATAGTAAGTTCTTAGTATTAGATGGTATAGGTTATTTATCTCACGTAGGACAAAACTCACTATTAAAGTTCATTGAGGAATCTAAGTTGCCAATCATCATTTTATCTTATGGTGATAAAATCTCACCAATTATCATGTCTAGGATGAAGATAATTGTTAAGAGGTGGGACGTTGTTAAGAATTTAAATTTCTCTAGTGTTGCTGATACAATAGCATACATAAATGAGAAGAATTCTACACGAGAGGATAAGATGAGTGAGTTTGATGAGGTACAGATTATGGCTAATATGTGTCCTAGTCTATACTCAATTAAACAGCAAGCTGGTGATAAATATGGGTACACTAATAGTAGATTAATAAATCTAATGGTTGGTACTAAAAGTAGGTGATTGAATGGGTGACTATAGTTTAATCAACAAAGTAGTAAAGGTTGAGGATAGTAAAGAGGGAATAAACTATTTAGATTTAGTTTGTTTCATGTACCCTAACTATGAATTACGTACAGAGTTCAATATCTTAGATGGGAATACTGATATTATATTTGTTGGTAAAGTTAATTCTAGTGTTGTAAAGTCTTTAAAAGAAAACACTAGAAGTTTTATAGCAATTAATAATATAGGGATTCAAGATATCGACATGACCATTAGGGATATAGCTATTAAGGTTCTATATGATAGATTTAATAAAGAGCCTAGTGATAAGACACATACAATGTTAACTTCTATGACAGAATATGATTTCATTAAGTATTTTAAATCCTTTTGGGTATTAGGTAGGTCTAAGATTGATTCTGTTGACATATCTCTTTGGGATTTATATTGCGTAATAGGTAAATCTAGACATGATATATTAAAGACATATTTAGAGTTACGTGAGGTATATTCTGATAGCATGATATTTGGTGGTGTACTGTCTTTCTTAGAAAAGTCTAGAAATTTAGAAGATGTTGTTACCAATAGTGGTAGGTATCTTAGATTGCTAGTTGATTTTAATAAGTCATATGATAAGATGATTGTACCTATCATTCAGAAAGTTTATACAATGGAGTGTAGAAGTGATTCTGATAGAGAGTATCGTACCTTATGGTTGTTAATGCAGTTAGGTAAGGGGAATATGATATAATGTCTATACTTGAAATTGAAGTAGAAATGAATAAGGTTGCTAAGGATTTACAAGATAGAATCTATCAAGTGTATGACACATATTTGGTAGAAAATAGAAAAATCATAGACTTGCCTACTTATGAGGCTTTGTGTCGTAGTCCTAAGCTACAGTATGAGGTTTCAGAGAGATTAATACGCACTATAGATGTATTAAACGATTTAAAGTTACGTATTAGTGTTGTTAATAAAAATTTATCAAAGATGAAAAATTTACAAGTAACAACAAAGTCAGATTATCAGTTGATAGCTAATTTAAAATCAAAAGTTAATAGATACTATGATGAGTTTAATGAGCATAAATTTCAGATTTCTGACTTAATAAAAAATGCTAATAATAAACTTAATACAATTAATGCTGTTAGGTTTGTTAATGAATAATTTTTTTGTATTATGAAAGGAGACACATGGGAGAGGATGCTTTTAAAAACAGATTAGTTCATGAATTTAAAGAGTACTTTCCTAATGACAGTTCGCTACAAAATTTTTGTACGCTAATTATCACTATGAAAGGTAATCCTGATTACGCTTTATCCGATGTAGATAGGGATGTATTAAGGAACTCTATTAAAGACTTGGCTGTTTTCACTTCATTAGGCATTTATACTAAGGTTCTTGGTAAAATGAGTAATGATGTTAAAAATCAGTTAGATGTGACTACAAGAAAGAGGGGTAGCAGGGTTCTAGTTAGCGATACTACTTCTAATAATGTGACAGCTACTGTGTATGAATCTAATAGGTTTGATTTAGGTTTTGAGATAGAACCAGTTAAGGTTTCACATACTCAGAATATTCAAAATCAAAACAGACCTGTAAGTGTTAAAGAATATTCTAGTAAATCTAATACATTCACATTAGATGGGGTTGATTTATCATCTAGTAAAGAAATTCCTACAACTTCATATGAGACATATTCTGACTACGAGACATATGATGATGTTCCTACTGTTAATGTAGATGATTTAGATTATTAATTTTGGTAGTTAGCATATTGCTATTACAATATATTTTAGTTTCCAATAAGGAGAATTATTATGTCTGAGATTGAAAATTTTGATGCTATGTTCAATGGTTCTAATGAGTCCACTCCAATTACTGATGTAAAACCAGAGACTGTTGTAAATGAGGTTGCAACTGCTACACCTACGAGCGTAGCATCTCCTGATAGCTTTGTAATTAGCATTGATGGTGCTGGTTCTAATTTGTTGAGTGATTTGGGTATTAAACCTATTTCATTTGGCGATAGGATTCAACGTGTACCTATCGAGAAATATAAAGCTAAGCAGGGTAACATTGATAGAATTTCTATTATTTCTGAGCAAGTGTTACCTATTAAATATCATTACATTGAAGGTAAAGGTTCATATTTGTGTACAGGTGGTAAATGCTGTCAATTAATGGGTGACCCTGCTGTTCGTTATTTAGTACCTATTTGTGTGTATGATACAACTAAAAATGGTGACCCAGCATCTAGTAATATTGAATTAAAAGTATTGTCTATGGGTAACGAGTTATATCAAAACATTGGTATGATTGCTAACGCTGGTAATGTACGTAGTTTAGGTGGTATTACTCATGTTGATATTACTGTTAATTGTACAGAAGAAAAATATCAAAAACTATCACTTATCCCTATTGGTGAGGCTATGTGGAGAAAATCTGCTAAGGCTGTTGAGTTCTTAAATAATAAGTGGCAAGAGTCTGCAAGTGAAGCCTATAGGGCATTAGCACGTAGTGTTGATGAGGCTACATTTGTTAAATTATATGATGAAGCTAATTTTGGTGTAAAACCAGAAGAAAACAAAGGTTTTGGTGGTAGTGAAAGCAACTTCAATTCCTTTGGTGGTGCATCAACTAGCAACTTTGATGAATTCTTTAAATAATAAAAATAGTTAATAGTTGAAAGGATGGAGGTACTAGCATAATAAAAATAATAGATGGTAGTACCTCTATTTTATGATATATGGTTATCTTGGCTATAGACCCTAGCTTTAAGGCTTTATCATTCAGCTTGTACAATAGTGATACAAAAAAGGTTTACATTGATACTGTTTCATACCCATTAGGTACATCAATAGGGTTTGAGAAGATATTTGATGCTGTCCATGTGCAGTGGTATCAGTTACAAAACAAAATAGATGGGTATTTAAAAGAAAATAACATATCTATTGATGTTGTCATTTCTGAAATACCACCACCTATAGGTAACTTTTCTGCTGGTTTATATGCATTAGATTATACTATCTTAAATAATTTATTTGAGAAGTATACAACAATTAGGGATTTATTTATATTATCGCCATCATTCTTAACTAAGGTTCATGGTAGACGTGGGTATAAGAAGAGTGAGAGTACTGCATTAGTAAAGTATTTTATTGATGAAGTACTATCTGATAGTTTTGATGTGTATATACCAGATAGTGTTTCTGCTAAAGGGAGAGTATCAAAAGGTAGATTAAATAACGATAAAGCGGAGTCTTTTATATTTTTATTACGTTTGATAGTTAGACTTAATATCAATGGTTTAGCTGATAAGATAAAGAGTGAGGTAGATGGATTATCTCATGAGGGTGAAAAGTTATTAAGGAGTAGGTAATGGCAAAAAAAGAAAAGTCATCTGTTGATGATTTCGCAAAAAGCATTAAGAAGTTGTCTAGTGAGTATCATTCCTTAGATGCTCCAGAGTTTGTTAAAAGTGGTTCTGTGGTACTAGATTCTATATTGGGTGGTGGTATTCCACGTGGTGTATTTATCTTGTTATCATCTGATAGTGGTTTAGGTAAATCTACAGGTGCATTACATGTTAGTAAAGCATACTGTATTCAAAATAAAAGGGTTTTGTACTTAGATTTTGAAAGTGGTGTCAATTTAGCACAGTTAAACTCTATGGGGTTAGCTAAGTTTAGGTATGACCCAGTTACAAATCCTGATGGTAATTTCTTCTTATTCCAAATTCAAACATTTAGAGAAGCTGATAAGATTTTGGATGAGTTGGTTGAGAATGTTGACTTAGTTGTTATTGATTCTGCTACAGCTATTTTAACTGAGAAGGTAAAAGAATCTTCGTCTGAAGATGTACTCCCTGGCATTGATAGTAGGGTTATGGCTACATTCTTAAAAAGACATAAATCTACAAGCACACGTGCTGGTACGTCTTGGATTATTGTAAATCAGTTACGTACTAAGATTGCTATGGGTTATGGTCAACAAACTGCTGAAGTTGAGGCTGGTGGTAAAGCACTTAAATTCTACCCTGATATTCGTTTAACGATGAAGAAAGCGTATAAAGGTACATTAGAGCGTACAGAACAGACAGCTGTAGGTGAGCAAAAAGTACCATTTGGTGCTATTTGTGAAATTAAAGCTGTTAAAAATCGGTATGAGCGTCCAGAGATTCCTCTTAAATTAGCGATTATCTTTGGTAAAGGTATTTCTAATGAATATGCATATTATGACTTCTTAGAGCAACGTGGTAAGATTGTTAAAGCTGGTGCGTGGTATACAATTAAGTTGGGTGATTCTCCTAAAGTACAGGGAATGAATGGTGTTATTGATTGGATTAACACCAACCGTAGTCTTGTTAAGGATTTCATTGAATCTGAGGGTGGTTATCGTTTATTACTAAACGAAGCTAGTACTGTTGATTTGATTGATGAATCTTATGATGAAGAGGTCTTTGATGGTACAGAGGTATTTGATGAGCCTACAGAGGACGATGGTGAAGAATAATGTCTGATAAAATAACTGTAGATATTAAAGACTTTCAATCTTTAAAGAAAGCTTATATTGAGTTAACTCCTGGAATTACAGTTATCACAGGTGCTACGAATAATGGCAAAAGTGCCATTATTCGTGCTATAGATTCTGCACTCTTTAATCTTGGTGATGATGCTATGGTTAGGGGTGGTCAGAGGTACTATGGCATTAAGATATCTAATGACAGTCATACAATGCTTATGGCTAGGGATAATGTAGGTAAGAATGAAAAAACTGCATATCAGTTTGATGATGGAACTGTACAAAAGAAAGTTGGTAGAGGTCAATTAGAAGAGGTTTCACGTATGTTCAATATACGTGAGGTCAAAATGAATAATGGTACTAAGATGAAAATTAATTTTTGGTATCAGAATGATAAACCTTTTTTGATGGATAAGACAGCTGGTCAGTTATATGAGTTCTTATCATTGAGTTCTTGTGATAATTATGCTAGAGTATTAAAGTCTTTGGGTAGTGATGTTAGGTCAATCAATTCAGATATTAACACATTGACTACAGAGATTAACACATATAAGTCTTTAATTAATGATAAGAAAGATTTTCTATCTAAGAATGACGGTTTTGACTTGGTGTATCAAGAAGCTTTAGATGTAGATGCTATGGGTGATTTACACTCAAATACTTCTATTATTTTAGATGATATCGATACATATAGTCGTTCGGTTCAAAGGCTTAGTGGTTTAAAATCTAAGTTAGATGATAAACTTTCTGCTATTGATATGGATAGTATTAGGTCTTTATATTCAGATATCGATTCTATCAATTCTAAGGTAGATGAGATGTGTGAGTTGTTATCATACATTGATGATATTAGTAGTAGCATTTCAAGTTTATCAGATATGCATAGAGATTTACATCAAACGATTGAGAATAGTAATAGTAGTATAACTGAGTTTTCAGTATCTTTGTGTGATGTTGAGAAGATTTCATCTGACATTGATAATATTTCTGTGGAGATGGTTGATGTAGATACAAATGCTAAGTATGTAGATAGTTTAAATATTAGGCATAAAGACATACTAAATTCTATGTGTGTAGATACTGATAAGATTAGTTCTGATATAGATACATTAGATTCTTTCTCATCTGAAGTTATTTCGTGTGAAAATTGTTTAGTTGATGTTGATACAGCTAAAGGTGTGTTAGATTCTTATGTACAGAGGGTTAATGATTTAAAGACTAAAGTATCTGAAAGCAATGCAGAGTTTGAACAGTTAAAGAAAGATATAGGATATTGTCCTTATTGTAGGAGGGAGTTTTTCTAAAATGGCAACAATCGAAGAGGTAAAAGCTAAGTTTAGTAGTGTTGAGAAGATTAATCAGTCTTTGAAAGATGAGTTAATTCGTACTGAAGAGCAGTTAAAATCTGCTAAAGAGTCATATGATAAAGCAGTTAATAAATTATTTGAGTTGACAGATAAAAATACATTAGAGGATGCAAGGGTGTATGTTTCTCAACTTAAAGAGGATTATGAGAATAAGTTAGAAGATTTGAATAAAAAATTATCTGAGTATTTAGATAAAGATGGTGAATAGTATGGCTGATTCATCTATTATTCGTAGAGTTATAGAACATAAAGCTATGATAGACAGTGCTAAGAAAGATATAGCTAATATGTCTTATGCAATTAGCACTAAATCTGATTCGCTTAAAGAGTTAAATAACTTAAAGAATATCAGTGAGTTTTCATTTAACTATCTAGATGTGTTAGTTAAGGAAGAGTCTGGTAAGTTCATTAAGCACCTAAATAACATCCTAGATTTTGGTGTAAAATCTATATTTGACGACTGCAATTATTCGATTGAGATTAGGGTATCAGATAGTTCTAAGGCAACAATTCATCTAGTATATGATGATGAAAATGGTGTTAAATTAGAGCCAGATATTAAAAATTGTGGTGGTGGTATTCGTACTGTTGTTGGTTGTTTATCGCAGATAGCATTTATAACTCATTATAGATTAGAGCCTGTGTTATTTATTGATGAGGGATTAAGTCAGCTATCTAGTCAGTATATTCCTAACTTTATGGAACTAATTAATCAGATGGCTGAAAAGAATGGGTTAAAAATTCTTTTAATTACTCATGATGACAGGTTCACTTTTTATGCTGTTAGGCATTATGAAGTTTCTAAGGGGAATACTAAGTTGTTGAGAGGGGGTGAGTCAGGTGAGTGATATTCATTTAAAATTAGAAGTTGGGAAAAAGGTTGCATTTATTTCTGATGTTCATGTGGATAGTAAAATGTCTGACTCACGTGTGGATGATATCATTGTAACTCTTAAAGATAAACTAATTGATATACTTAATAAATGTATCAATGAAAATGTAAAATATGTCTTTTTTGAGGGTGATGTTGTAAATCGTGTTCAATGCCCATTTGAACCTATTACAATGTTAGCTGATATTTTATTACGATTTAAGAATGAAGGTATTAGGTGCTTTTCTATTCTTGGAAATCATGATATTGTTAGAAATTCACTAGAAAACTTAGATAAAAGTCCTATTCAGATTTTATTTAAGCTTGGTGTTTTAGAGCATATCAATTTAGAGACTAGGGTTATCTTTAATAATTCTGTTCTGCTAACAGCTGTTGATTATACTGAATATCCTATTAAAGCTGATAATAGTTATAAAGTTAATATATTATTAGCACATATGTTCTATGGTAAGAGTGGCTTTCTATCAGATGAGAAACATAACTTAACCGATAATAATATCTTAGACTTAGGGTATGATTTAGTTGTGTTAGGTCATGACCATGAAGATTATGAAGATGTGGTTGTGGGTTCAACTAAGATAGTTAGACATGGTTCTGTTCTTAGAGGTACATCTCATAACTATAATTTTACGAGAAAGCCTAACTTTGTTATCATTGACGATATACTTAAACCTAAAGAGACTAGACGTATAGAGATTGCTCATAGGGATTATAAAGATGTTGCTAGTGAGTATATTTTAAATAAGAAAACATTTAGTAGTATCAATGCACTACAAGATGTACTATCTAATCTAGCTGATAAATTAGTTGATACTACAGAAACAGATTCAGATAGGATATATAATATCATTATGAGTGATAAAGAGTTACCTAATGATTGTAGAGAACTATTGTTAAAGTATATTAATGAGGTTTGATGTTAGATGGCTTTTAAGTTAGAAAATCAATATACATATCTGTTTGAGGATTTTCAGATAAACAATGGGTATGATATATTTATGAGGTATCAAGATAAGAATACAACAGACGAAGAGAGAGAGCATTTAGAATCTGTAGTTAAGGGTTGGATTCTTGATAAAAATCATGAGGTTGCTCGATTAACATATAGTGATGATTATATGTTATACAATGTAAACTCTTTAATGTCTTTGAGTGTTTCTGATATCTATTCAGATGGTGAATTTGGTGTTAATAGTATAGGTGTTTCAGTACTACAGACCTTCTTTCCTGAGTTAGAGTGTGTTGATAAAGTTAAAGGTTGTTGTATGAGAGACTTTTGTAAGAAGTCAGATAAATCTTTTACAAGATATGTACGTAAGCTTTTGAAATATGGAAAATCACCTAATGACATGAGAAGTATGTTCGCTTTCGTTGGTGCAGGGTATTGCTCAAATTTCAGACCTGCAACTGCTAAAACAATTTATGAGTTGTATGGAAAAGAAAACTGTAAGGTATTAGATACATCAAGTGGATTTGGTG